ATCTCGGTCCGCTGGTAGTGGTAGATCGTGACGGCGCACCGGTACTCCTCGCCGTCGACCGAGTCGCGGACCCAGTCGTAGAAGGTGGTGTCGGCCTTCGCCACGCCACGCATCAGCGTGCAGTCCGAAACGGTGGGCGGCCCCGGGTACTTCTGCGTCCACTGGAACGTGCCCTCGCGGTACTCCGTTGCCTCGACGCTCAACTCGGGGATCGTCACGCTCTGGAAACCCGCCTGACCCGCGCCGTCGAACTCGCCCGGACGGTTGAACTCCAGGGGATTGGTGGTGTCCTGCTTCGTCGCCACAACGTGGAAACGGAACCCCTGCATCAGATCATCGACTGCTGCTCGTGCCATTTTCCTCTCCTTCAGCCCTTACGACCTCTGCATGGTCGGCGGGAGATTTTCGTTACCAATCAGGCCAACCTGACTCGGCGTCGGCTGACCCCACCCCTGGTTGATCACGAGTCCAACCCGACCCATCAGGTTGTAGTCGTAGGTCGCCAGGGCGTTTGTGCCGCTGAAATCCGACGGCGTGTTCAGGGTGATCGTCACCTCACCCGAGGTGTAATCGATGGTGCCAGCCCCGCCACCGCCTCCCGCGCCGACCAGAACTCCGTCCAGCCCGGGATCGGTGAAGGCCACCGACCCCGCAACGATAGAGACAGTGCCGGGATCGACGCGGCCGTAGTCGAGCTGCAGATCGTACGACGCCGTAGCTCCATCGCCCGTGACGCCCGTGTCCTCGGCAACAACCGACACCGCTGCATCGATGTTCTGGTCCGACTTCACGCGCACCTTGAACGACGGCGGAACCAGGAAACCGTGGTTGCTCTGGAAGTACGTCCCGCTCGCAGCGTTCGCGGAGTGGATCAGGTACTCCACATCATCATCATCGACGATGTAGATGTCCACGTTCGGAGTAGTGGTGCAGTCCAAGCTCCACCACACCTGCTCCACGTTCATCCCAACCAGATCCGGAGCCGCGTACTCTCCGCCCGCAGACCCACCGAGCCACTTCTGGATCCGGCCCCGGAAGAGGGTCTCCTCCGTTGGCGTCCCGTCAGAAGCTACCCCGGTAAACTTGTTACCGGAGTAGATCTCCTGAACGGCGATATTCGGTATGACCTGCGTCGTCATCGGGTTCCCCTATCCGGCGCTACGCGAGCGCCTTCTGCTGGAAGCGGAACACGATGAACTCGGCGGGCTTGTTCGGCGCGATACCGATGTCGCAGAAGACGATCCCCTGGTCCACGGTGTTCTGCGGGTTGTTGGTGCGGTCGCAGATCACGTAGAACGCCTCGTCGGGGCTCGTTCCGGCGAAGTAGCCCGCCTGATACAGACCCAGGAGGAAGCTCGTGAGCTGCGTCCTGATCGCCGACCACAAGGCCGGGCCGTTGTTCTTGAAGACGTGGCTGTGGGTCGCGTTGAATACGGACTTCTCGACGAACATGAACAGCCGCCGCATCTGGATGTACGGCCACTCGCCGCCCGCGATGTCGAGGGAGCGAGCGCCCCACACGCACCTGCCGGTGTGCGGCCACTGGACCAGCGGGTTGATCTTCTCGGGGTAGACCACGCCGACCTGGGTCGGGGTGAGGTCCAGCTCCAGACCGATGCTCCAGTTGAGGCGTCCGTCCTCGGTTCCCGCCGGAGCCTTGCCGACGTTCTTCGAGATGTCGGTCCGCGCGTACACGCCCGCGACGTGACCGCCGCACGGCACGTCCGTCGCCACCTCGGTCACCGGGTCGGTGATCTTGATGTGCGGGTAGTACAGAGCCGCGTAGGAGGTGTACTTCTGCAGCTGGTACTTCTTCCAGTTCACCGCCTCCTGCGGGGTCAGCCCGGCCGGAACGGTCAGAATGACGAACTTGTCCTTCACCAGCTCGGCGTAGGTGATCAGCGCGTCGGCGACCACCGTGTCGGTCTGGAAGTCGGATGCGACCAGCTGCATCAGGGAGTCGACCTTCCCGAAGGCCCACAGACCGCGCTGGTCCGCCGCCAGGGAGGCTCCCACGACGTCGCTGGAGGTGATGGCCGAACCGTCGGTCCCGCCCGTCATCTGCCCCTGCACCTCCGTGTCCGGGTAGGTGTAGTAGGTGGCCGTCTGCGCGGTCGCCCCACCCGGGCCGGAGTTCGGAGACCCGGTGATCGCCCACGTCAGCGTGAACTCTCCGGTCTCGTAGTCGACCTCGTTGGTGCCGTTGGCGTCGAGGGCGAACTTCTGCGGGTAGCCGGTCGCCTGAGTGCTGTTCAGCGCGAGGTTACCGTCGCCGTCGTCCACGATGGAGACCGCCTCCGCGTAGTCGCACGCGATGTAGATTGCCGACCCGGCAACGAAGTCCGGGGTGCCCGTGACAGCCGCGAGGTTCAGAACGTCGTTCGTCGGCCCCACGAGGTCAGCGATCTGACCCGTGGTGTAATCGATCGTTCCGATCTGAACCGCCGGGCCAGCACCATCGGGGTGCATCAGCTTGCCGGTTCCGTCGTCCGTGACGATCTGGAGGCCGTTCACGGAGTCGAGGATGTAGATCTTGACCGAGCTGGGCGTGATCGCCGCCGGAGTCGTCGCGTTCCCGGGGGAGACGATCGGCGCGATGGCCGCCGCCGGGGTCGCCCCGGTGCCGATCTGGAGGACCGACCGGATCTCGTAGGCGTCGCCACTGGTCCACGTGTTTGCGGATCCGCCGACCAGGACACCCGTGACCGTCGTCGCCGTGTTGGCCGTGACGATGGTCCGGCTTCCGTCCGTGGTGTTCACCAGGAGCATCCCGACCAGCTCGTTGACCGTCCAGCTCGCCGTCGAATCGGTCAGGAAGGCCGCGCCAGCCGACGTGTCATCGGTTCCGCTGCTGTGGATCGCGCCATCGGAGAACGTGAAGCTCGCGTCGAACGTGGTGGGGAAGCACCCGTTCGCCAGCTCGTACGTCCAGCCCTTCCACATGCCGTCGTAGGCATCCGGCGTTACCGCCGAAGAGCCGTCGGAATGCACCATCGTCGCGGCGAAGTTCTCCGCCGTGATCGACGTTCCGGCCAGCTCCGTCGGGTTCATCTCGTTGCCGTACTCGACGACCTCGATGAAGTCCGATCCGCCCAGGTCGGCGTTGATGACCGTCGCGACGTAGTTCGCGCTCGTCGGGTCGTCGAACACCAGATCGGTGAACTGCTCGACCGTCGACCACGACGCCACGCCGGTCACGCCCGCGTCGGTGTCCTCTTCCACCAGAACGGTGAAGCGGGTGTACCGCGCCTCGGCGTCCACGAGGTAGTCGCTCGACCCCGGCACGATCGTCACGCGGTAGTAGTTCCCGGCGTCGCCGGGCCACTTCATCCGGAACTGGAAGATCGTGTAGTCGTACACGGCCTCGATGTCGTCCGACCCGCCAGCGTAGTCCGCCGGGTTCGCCAGCGTGATGTTGATCTCGCCGGTTGTGTAGTCGATGAAGCCCGTGCCGCCCGATCCCGTTCCGCCCGTCGCCGAGAGGACACCGTCGCCAGCAGCATCCGTGAAGATGTTGTTGGTTCCGCCGGTGAACTCGATGCTGACGGTGCCCGGGATCGCCGGGGGGTTCGACAGCTGCAGCGTGTACATGCCGCTGGCTTCGACCGTGTTCCCCAGATCGTCGGGGGACGCGCTCGGCACCGAGAAGGTGTAGTTCCAGAGGCCGTCCGCCGCGTCCGAGGCCGCCACGCGGACGACGTACAGACGCTGACCGCCGTTCTGGAAGAACGCGTAGGCCATGGTCGGGGTGAGCCCCTTCTCCGTGAAGGAGCCGAAGGTGGTCGCGAACTCGGGGAAGCTCGTAACCAGGATGGGCTCGTCCACCGGACCCTTTTGGGTGTAGCCGATCAGTCCGAGGTTGGACGTCGAAACGCCGGTGATGGGGCCAGGGCCGCCCGATACCTCTTTGATGTACACACCGGGATACGTGTATTCTGCCATTTGTCGTCTCCGTGTTGTCGAGCCGCCCTACTTCTTGCGGCGCTTTTTCTTTCTCGGCTTCATGCCTTCGTCGCCCCCTGTGTCCTCATCGGGGCTCCCATCAACATTCGACAACACTTCAGCAGAATCATCACCGGAAGGATCATCGTCGGCCCCGGTGCTGGAGTCCGACGCGGTATCTTCGACAGGATCCTCGTTGGTGCTAACCTCGGACGGTTCCTCCACGGGAACATCCTCCGGAGCCTTGGCAGCCTCCTCAGCCGCCTCCCGCTCCTTGGCCTTCACCCGAAGCTCCCCCTCTGTCATCTCGGGGTTCCCCTTCGGCTTCTTGGGGGCCTGCCCCTTGTCCATCGTCACGCCCTTCTCCGCGATTTTCTGGGCCATAGCGGACTTCGGCGTCACAGCCTTCACGTCCTCGCCGGACACCGTGGGAAGAGACTGGACCGATTTCGCCCCGGCCGGGCGACCCGTCCTCCGCAGCATCCCCTTCTTCCGAAGAGACTGGACCTCGCGAAGACTGGGATCGAGGATCTCAACCTTCGAATGCGGAGCAACCGCAACGGACAAGCCCTTCTTCACGGGGATCGTGCGAGAGACGTTTCCTGAGTAGTAGAACCAAGGCATCGTGCCTCCTAACCAGTCGCGACGCTGGCGGCATCTCCGCTCTGCGCCGGTTGGAATCTCTCGTACGTGACGTGCGGGTCGATCATCGCGGGGAAGGCACGATCGTCGTGGAGGTCAATCTCCGCTCGGACCGTAAATGAAACCGTGTAGCTCACTGTCCTCTCCGCAATATCCGCAATCTCCGAGGTGTTGGAAATCGAAACCTCTCCCGCATCATATTCGCGCACATCACCTTTGCTGTCAACCACTTTGAAAATGAACCACGGAGGGATGAAGTGGCGCATCGCGTAATGCCACATCAGAATCGCCTCCTGCTTGCGGCGCGCCAGGATCATGCAGTCGTAGTTGATGTCGAACTGCGTGGCCCTCCACTGGTTGTCGTACTTCGTATAGCCCACGCGACCGTCCGGAAGGACCACCTTCTGAGCGTCCTTGGACGGCCCCCGCGCCACCCAGGTGTACCAAGGATGACGGTCGAACGCCGGGCTCATGTCGTTCTGGCGGAACTGGAAGCAGGGCAGCTGGAACGGCTGGTACACGTCTTCCGGATCCTGGAACTGACAGGGAACCTTGCCGCCGATCTCGGAGAAGCCGGAGTCGAGGTACGGCACCTCGACGGCGTAGATCGCCCTCGTCTCCCCGTCAACGTCGTAGTGCTCTACCTCGGCACCGAGGGTTCTCATGCAACCCTCGTCCCAGTCCCGCAGAGATAGCGTGCCCAGAATGGTCATGCACCACCATCTGCGAACTCAAGTGCGCGACCTACTCGTCGTCGTCGCCTTCGCCGGAGGGATCCTCCTCCGGTTCTCCCTGAGCCGCACCACCGCTCTCCGGATCATCATCGTCGCAGTCGCCACAATCGGAAAGCTCGATGTCTCCGTTTTCGGCGGCCGTGTTGATAATGTCGAGAGCGTCGTCGATCGTCGCATCCCTTCTGTCGAGCGCGCGCCTCATCAGCTCGTTCTCGACTCCGGTCAACGTCGTGTTCAGGTCTGCCAACTTTTCACCACTCATGGTTCTCCACCTTCAGCTACCCCGTGGGGGCAAACGGGGCCAGCGTGTTCGCGAACTGTGCCCCTTTGTTCAACATTGCGGCTGTAACATCCCGCGCGTCGTTTGGCAAATCAAAGGCACTCTCCCGCCCCGTCTGCAGATACTTGAGATATCTCCTCATCAGGTCGGGCATCGCGCTCTTGATCTCCCTCAGTGCGGGCCGCCAATGGGCCACCCTCTTCGACCCATCATAACCGAACTCCGAACGAAGAATATTGTACCCCACATCCTCGTGAACCACAATACCCACCGCATAAGGCGTTTTGTCAATTTTCACATCACGCGCGCCCGCGCGACGCAGATCGGACTCGATCTTCCCCCGGTTCACGTAGATTCGGTCCGAGAGGGCCTTCAGCTCGTCCTCACGGGCGTTTCTCGCAATCACGCGGGCCTTGAGCCGCTCGGACGGAACAGGGACCATGTGGGCGGGCCAGGGGCCGTACACCATCAACACGTTTACCCACTTCGGAGACTCCGGCGTCGGCTGGAAATAGAGAGCCTTCCCGTCCATCGACGTCTCCTCCAGCTTTAGCTGCTGATCATCGAAGTAGATCGCGACAGACTGATCGTCGGGAGCGCCATCAACGATCCCGATCCGAAGGTACTCCGCGTACGGGAAGTCGGAGCTGCCAACCTTGATCTCCGGTGCGCGCCTCCGGACGCTTCTCCGGACGAAGTCCGCCATCGCAATGAGGAAGAGCATGCGCCCCCTCACCATCCGCTGGGGCACCTTCTGCGTGAGCGTGTTCATGGTCTCGACGAACTCGTGCAGCCCATAGATCGCGGGCTCCGTGGACATCGTCGCCATCTTGGGCTTCCTGTAGCGGTACCTCTTCGCCAAAACAACCCCTACTCGAACAGCGCAGTAACCTTGAAAGTCGTGGTGTTCCCGTGGCCCTGCCACCCCGGCATCTCGACGTACGCCTGCACCCTGTACTCCCCGGCTTGGCTGAAATCGCCAACATCCGCGTAGTAGCGGATCTTGGTCGTATCGTAGACGTTTCCGACCCACCTCGTCGTGGTCTTGTCCGGACGCGTCACGTCCAACGCCACCAGCGTCGCCTGCGTGATGTCGCTGCAGACGTCCACGATGATCGCGGTTCCAACGTCGCCGACGTAGTAGATGTCGGGTCCGCTACACGAATCGTTACAGCTGCTCACTACATCACCTCCAAGTCCATCTTCGAGAAGAGCGCAACCTCCGTCGAGAGCTTCGACGCAACAGCGATCCCCATGTCAATCCGCGACGTGACCTCAACGTCCAGATCGATCCGAGACGTCATCTCCA